CTGCTGAGCGTAGGTAATATTATACGCTCAGGGTGTCCTGCTATATATCCGCGGCTGTCAGAATACGTTCAATCTATTTCCAGAAGAAACTTCTGTCATACGGTTTATTTTTAAAAATAGAAAATGTGTTGGCTGACGGGTCAGAGATCTGGTGGCGATTTAATGATAATATCCGATATGGTATGGGGCATCCGTAGGCTTCGCTGCGAGGTACGGCCCATGCGAGTCGCAAGGGCCTTTGTCAGTATAGAAGGTGGCGGTTTTCGTGGAAGTGATTCCGTGAAATGTGAAAGCAAATGTGATTGGGTGGTGGCGGTTTAAAAGCCGGTGATTGGTGTATTTCCGTATATCCGGATGGAAAGCGCGGCATTCGTCAAATCTCCAAAAAAGAGAGCACCAGTCAAAAGACAAGCATCAATATGCGTGGACCTACAAAAAGAAACTACAAAGGATCCTCTAGAAAGATTGCAGCGGCTAGAGCGGCTGTGGGAAGAGCAAATGCAGTCCTTGCAAGTAGAAGTTCAATGTCTTCGGGAAGCTATGGACCACCTGCTTCAAGAGGATTCTACGGACAATACTCTCTCCGAGGACGAGCAGAACTGAAGTTCGTGGATGCAACGTCCACAAATGCAGCCGTAACAACCACTTGGCAAGGTGCTTTAATCAACGGTATAGCACAAGGTGCAGACTTCAACCAAAGAATTGGTAGAAAAGCTCAAATGAAATCAGTACTCTTCAACGGAAACTTCTTCCCAGGAACAACAGCGGCTGAAAATGCTTCGCAAGGTGTATACTTACGTGTAGTGATAGTCTACGACTCTCAACCAAACTCTGGAACATTCCCAGGGGGAACAGACTTTTTGGGTGCAAACGATCCAAACACTCCTTTGAATTTAAACAATAGAGATAGGTTCTCAATATTAATAGACGTTCGTAAACAAATAGGGTCCTACCTATTCAATGGAACCCCAGCTTTAACAGCTGGTTCTCCACAAAACGCTTACTGGAACAAATACAAGAAGTGCAACAAAGAAACAATATTTTCTGGAACTGCAGCAACCTTAGGTTCAATCTCCACAGGAGCTATGTACATATTCTTCGTAGGTGACTTCAATGGTGTGGGTATGATAGACTTCTACACACGTGTACGTTACACTGACATGTAAATAAAATTTATTAAAGAATATCACTTCTGTCTTTATAAAAGTCTATAAAGCTATCTACTTCTATAACATCTAATCTAGCCTGGAGGGTTTCCAACCTTCCATCGTCTCTTGCTTTCGGATAACAATCGCCCAAGGTATAGTTGCTTAAGATAATAACTGGTAAGTTCTTCATCTTCATGTACTGAGATCCCTTCTTCCTGATGTTCATCGGTGAACCCTGGAGAAACAAGTTCATCCACTGTATAGTCTTCTGACCCTTGAACTCGTCGAACACTACAAGGTCGTAGTCGTCCGTGTAGAGGTCGTAGAACTCTTCCGTTTGAGGTATATGGTACAACGATAGATATTGCCCCAACCACTCGATCAACGATGTCTTCCCAAGGTTCTTCGGACCCGTAATAAAAAGCTGAGGGGCCTTGAATTTCCGTGGTTGCCGAATGTTCGAGCAAATCCATTCGCAAATCTGCTTATTAGCATCAGTTAAGCCATCCAAGAGAGGAGGAACCCAGGTGAGCTTACTTTTCTTATTACGTTCGATGGTCACCCAAGACTCGTACTCTTCCAGCTTTCTCTTATTGATCATAACATACCCTGGGTCAACTGCGTTTATCTCAGATAAACTCTTTCCCTCCATGAGCATAGTCGCAACGGTCGTTGACTTCGGAGCGGTCTTCTTCTTGATCGCCTGGACATCCAGTCCCTTCGCTACATAATTGTCACCTTTAGTACAATAGGTCACCCAGTCACGAACACTCTTTGTAACCTGATAGTTACCCTGCTTGCCACCAATAAAGTTGAAACAGTGGTGACACTTAAAATTCTTCTTGTTGAGGAAGGACAAGTAGACGTGAAGATGGGGGGTCCCATCTTTATGCTGTTCTTCACAGACCAGATAGCCTTTGATCTCGGATCCAAACTTCTGTTCGATCCTCTCGACGGCTATTTCTTTCTTCACATCACACTGTGGGAAGGTGATAGTGAAGTTCTTGCCAGATAAGCGAAATCCTTTTGCCGTCGCCTTCTCTGTCGGAGCTTCCAGAGTCTCAGGCTCGGCAAGGTCTTCTTCCAAAATAAGTTGATTAGGAGTAGGAAATGTATCCATTATTAACTAGGACACTCGGACA